CATAGAAAGTCATTGCTAGTTTCACCAGTCACGTTCAACCCTATTGATTTTAGGATTGACTTGATATGTGCTGGCGTGTACTGCGTGGTATCGACTTCCCTTGCGTTATACCCTCTGATTGCCATGCCTTCTTCTTTCCCACATAAACACCATGAATGCTCATTAAGAACTTCCATGTCTCGCCCGTAAATTCTACCGAAAAGGCAGGGTCTATGTCAAGTACCCTGACATATCCTTTACCTCTCATGTCATGAATTAATAAATTTTCATACTGCGGTCTTAAACTTATTAATTGAGAATTGTCATGAAACTGTACTTCAATTTGAAATCTTTTAATTTTTCGATGAGTCATTATTTATAGATGGTAGGTTTTCATAAATCGGGGTAATAATACCTCGATTAATATCCCAATCGAGATAGAAATCAAAATCTTGGCCGTGACGATTCTTTCTTGAAACAACTTCAATCATATTAGTTCCTGGGTATCGGTGAATAGCCATAGCCATATCTGCATCATATTCAATCGCCTTTGACCAAGCAACTTGGCTCATCATTGGAGGATTCTCTTGATCTGAAATGTCATCTGCTGTGGCTGCAGTAATATCTATTACGGGGATGTTATTTGATACCGCAAGAAGTTTAAACTCACGAGAGATATTACGGTTACGCTCTACCTCAGAGTTACTTCTCTTATTGTCATTAAACAACTGGTGGTAATCAAGGATAACCAAGTCTGGCTTATGCTGATCAATCTTACCCTGAATGGTTGCAGGTGTTACCTCTGCCGTTCCCTCATTAGAAACTAGAACGAAAGAACTCTTACCTTCAAACTTCTTTTTACCCCAAGACTTAAATGTATCTAGGTCGATATCACCTTTTGACAAATCGCTGGCACGGAATAAACCAGAGCCAAGCATTGTATAAATACGGTCACGCATATTTTCTGGAGACATTTCAAGAGATACAATCATTGGCTTAAAGCCTTGCTCCCAAGCCTTACACGCTAGGTATGAGGTAAACCATGTCTTACCCTTTCCTGGCCAACCAATAGCAACAATTAAATGTCCTGGAGCCATACCTGTAGGATAGGCAGCATCGATTGCTTCAAAGCCTGTTAGGATTCCTGGGCTTCCTCCCATTGCTGCAGAACGTTCTTTAACTGAAAGAAAATGATTCTCTGCTGCTTCTAAATCAATAACATCTACGTCACGAACATTGTTTGTAAACTTTGTTAGGGATGCAAGCTTCATTTGCATTTCTGCAAGTACACGGGCTGCTGCATCTTCTTTTAATGCTGATCCAGATTGAATAAGAATTGATTTCAATCTACTAGAAAGATATTCATTCTTAAGTTTATCTAAATAATAACCAGTCTCTCCCTTAGTGGCAACTGGCTCAAAGTCTTTGAAACGCTCTACTAATATTCCTACTTCTGGGACAGCCTTAAATTTATAGTAATATGACTTTAAAGAATTCCAAATGTCACGGTGTGATGTAAAGATATCGTCTACGTTATCTGCAAGCAGTGTACTGATATCTTTATTCTTACATACTGCAGAGATTAGTTCCGCCTCTGTATTCATTTATCTCCCTCAACCATTCTCTTTGTTTCTTCTCTTAAGATACTCCTGTGTAGTTTATCTTTTTCCGTATCGTGCTGAACCCTATCAATCTTATCAAAATTATAATAAAAGAATTGTAGAGGGTGCCCATACTTAGATGTTTTAAAATAGTATATCAAAAGCTGTTTGGCTCTTTCAAATCCTACACTATCTATAACATCCTGCATAGCCCACTTTTCTCTAAACTTATTTAGCCTAGGCTTCTTATTATATTTCTCTAAGTAAAGAGATTCATATAAACCAATTAAAACATATGGCTGTTTTTCATTTGCCATTCTTTAATTCCTTTTCGACTTCACGAGTCTTTTCAATAAGCTTGTTCTCTACAAAGGCGTATACTCTTTCGGTAGCCGTCTCTACATTTTCACCTTTACGAACATCGTCTTCAACGCCAACATTAATTCTAATGCTTTCGTAATTTCCGAGGTTACGTGTAAAAGATAGGTCTACTTTAACTCTTGTTTCTGCCATTACTCCGCCTTCCATACAGGTACAAATTTACCGTCATCGGTCTTAGTATACAATATTAAGTTGTGTTTGAGAATAGCCTGCAATTCTGATCTTGAAGGCAGGTCTCTGATATGTCCAGCATCAATAATAAATTGATGAATGTCCAGAATGTCCGATTCGCTAAACATATACTTAGACCAACTGCTGTCTGGATTACTAATTGGATATACTTTTTGAGGTTGCTTTACCTTACCCTGCAAAATATATTCTTCTATAGTAACTCTGTGTCTGCCTAGAATTTTACTTACTTCTACAATTCCATAAGCCCGTTCCATATGCTTGTCTACCTGTGCATATGAGTACATGACTCTTTTGCTGTCTAAGTAGGACCACGCAATAACTTCATCCTTAGCTCTTGATAAACGAAGTACTTTATGTACTTTCCCGTTTAAGAAGAAATAGACGAATTTTTTGCGTAGTCTCTGTCTGTTTTCTCTAGCCATTTACCAAACGCACTTGTTTCTTTGTTAATCATCCATCGCTTACCGCAAAGGATGCAAAATAGTTCTGTATGTAATTTTTGAGAGAATACTCTATCAACAAATACTCTACCATTACACTTTTGACATTTCATCATAGAGAGAATGTCTTTCCGTCCACGACGCATGAGTAGTCTGGAGCAATATGGATCATCTGAATATGTGGGTAATCATTTACAATATGGGCAATTGCAAAACCCTTTTGCCAATCATGATGTTGGGTATATTTCATTCCTGGTCCCTTTTCATCACACATGTGGCCAATCTCATATCCACGAAGTGTTTCTCCTTCGCCACCGTTTCTAAGTTCATACGTTACCATATGTGAAGCAATTCTGTGAGAGTGTCCTCTAATTAAAGATACCTGTAAGTCTTCCATGTCTTTACGAACAGAACCAGTTGCTGCAATAGAGATTCCGTGGTGTACGTGAACGTCACCAAAACGGCGCTTAGGCAATGAGTCATAATAAATATAATCATAACCTAGAGAGTCTAATGACCATAGTGATTCTGGGGTAACGTCCTTTGCATAATCTGGAAGCTTCTTATCTATGTAATCAAAGATACGTATGTCGTGGTTTCCTAATGCTGAAAACAATTGTGCATCTGGAAGCATCTCACGAGTCTTGGCATAAAAGTCTCTTGCACCTTTTGCTTCATGTCTCATCATAGGAACAATTAAATCACGGCTATCGTCTTTATGAAGTTGAAGAAACTCTGCAGATCTTCCCTCTGTATATTTACTGTAGCAAGCCTGATCGTCCGTGTCCCCTAGATAATCTACTACATCTGGCTTAAACCATTTCATGACCTTAAACCATAGCGCAATCATCTTATCATCTTGATAAGGGAACTGCTGATCGGATGACAACATCCATTTTAAATCGTTTGTCATTTAACTTCCCTGCGTAAAAAAGGGTCACGGAGTCGTGACCTTGATATTATCTAAATTGTAGCATATTTAGCCAGACTGTCAATAGGTTATGGCTATATAGTTAATTCCTATTTGCGGTGTAGTCTTTGCGGTATATGCGCTTTCTAATGCAGAGACCACGTATTTAAATCCATTTTCTGATACAGAGTTGCTTAAAACTCTCACACTCATCACATGTGAAGACTCTCCACCTCTCATAGAAATAACTACGATTGGTTTTTTAGTAAATGTTTTTTTAAATGTGTACTCATGAGTTTTTTTAGAAGTGCTAACACTAACTCCAGAAATTTCTCCAGCCTCTATTTCTGGTCCAGTAGATATAGTAGTTGTGCTGCCATCTATACTAATGTTTGTATTGCTTCCACCAAAGGTAGGAATTTTTGATTCCAATTGATTTAATTTAGTTTCCAATGCGCCAAGCTTGGCTGCATCAATCGGTTCTCCGTCTACAAATGGCATTATATGTTTTCTCCTAAATCGTGTGCCGAGATTTCTTTTTCAGATACCTCGATCATTTTTGACCTATCTAGACCATATCGATTAAACGAATCTGGGTCTACAATGTGTCTTAGTTTATTCTGTGATACTAGATACATTTTACCATCTGCAACACTCTTAATCAAGGTGCCGTCTCGAAAGCCTAATTTACCTACTAGTTTAATTCCTGATAATGCCGCCTCAGTTGCCAATACCGTAGTAAAGCACCAAGACTGGGCGGCCCTGTCTGAAATCAATCTGTATCTCTTTCCGTCTTTAATCCAATATGTATCTTTATCTGTTTTAACAGAAATACCTGAAGGAAAATTAGTTGGCTGTGATATCGTTAAGGTGGGTTTCGTATTCTTTAATAGCCTCAACCTTAGCCTCTTTTTCTTCCATAAGCTTTGTAATTTCTGCCCTAAGTATTGCAATTTGAGTTTCATAACTTGATACGATTTCTCCTATACGCTGTTGTAGGGCGGTGATAATTAATTCTGCTTTCTCTGCCAATTTATGCCTCTTCTACTGGATACTTGTCTAACTCTGTCTGCAGTACTGCAATCTGAGCGACTATTTCAGCAACTGAAGAATTCAACGCTGAAACTGATGCTGCCGAAGGGGTAACTTTAGCATTCTCAATAATAATATCTAGATCTAGATTATATTTGGTATAAGCTAGATTTTTCATCTTAGAGTTAATAATAGTAACTCTATCTGAATTTGTTAATGTTGTCATTTTGTTCCTCCTCTCATATTATAGCATTTCAAGTAAATTAGTCAATACCTGAATTTGAGCCTGTAAGTCTTCTAAAGACTCTCCAGAATCCTCTTCTGTTCCTATTAAATTAATTCTACCATTTAAAGATTTAATTCTAGAGTTAATCAAATACTCTTTATATACTTTTTGTATTTCCATATTAGATCCATCCCGTCCATGTTCCAAAATATGTTGTTCCATTGGTACCTAGCATTCTTACTCTAGCACGGGCAAATCTGGCTGATGAGCTATAAGATATATCTCCATCTGAAGTTCCACATCGAAAAGCCCAAACAGTTCCTCCTCCAGAATAAGGATAAGATCCCGCTCCTGGGTAGGCCCTTGTGCCAGAAGCAAGAAGGGTGCCTCCTCCAGCTGTTGTTCTAATTTCAAAATCCATTCCAGTTATTGATCCTGATCCAGAAATTGATGGATAATCTGTGTACCATCTAAGTATTGAAGATCCAGTAATTCTCTGAAAGTTTCCACCCGATGTCCATGAAGGTGCTGGTGAAGTTGGTACTACAAATACTGCGTTCCAAATTGCTGTTGCTGTTGCATCGGCAGCACCAAATGTGTAAGATGATGATCCTGAATATGTAGTTCCTCCAATATTCCATCCACCAAATGTGAATCCAGATCTAGTTCCAGCATTTGCAGCCAATGTTATTGAAGAACCTTGAGCTCCAGTCTGAGTTGTTGGAGTACTTGATCCACCGTTTGCAGAATAGTTAAGGCTATAAGTAACAACTGTAGCAGAAGTTCCAGTGGCAGTTGCGTTAGTGCTATTATATCCAGAAACAGATTTAGTAACTATGACTGAAGTGGTAGTGTTAGAGCCCAAGCCTGTTACTGTTACTTGTCCAGTTGATGAGTTTACAGTGCCAGTTCCCGAAGACAGGGAGTAAGAAGCGCCTGATTGTGTTCCAGAATTCACTGAGGCTGTCCAGCCTCCAGCTGCTGATGTTGCTGTTCCATATGAAAATGAAACTGCATCTGCATTAGCAGAAGTAATCTGATTACTGTAAAAATAATACGTTGTTCCATTAGTTCCAACTACTGTGTCTCTTACTGAAAAAACATAAGGAGTTCCTGCTGGATCTGTTGTTGTTAATGTATATGGATTTGCTGTTCTAAATGATGATAATGTATTTCCTGACGGAGACACAAGGTTTGATGTATTTGTAGAATAAAGTAGTACGGATGTTACTGATGCCGCATTATTATAAGTTCCAGCAGACCAAGTAATGCTATCAAGATACTTAACTATTGAGGTAGAACCAGTACTTGTTGCCGTTGCTGTTGGTGCAGAGTTTTGTGAAACAGCTGAAGATGTTACGGTAAATGGAAATCCAGCACTCCAAGAGCTTGCTACTGTTGACGGACCTACACTAGTTTCTCCAGTAGATGCAACAGATCTAACATACATATAGTATGTAGAGCCTGCAGAAGATGGACCCGTTGAGTCCGTTACTGGACTAGAAGAACCTGATCCGTCTGGTGTATATTGTACAGTTGTTGACAATGATGAAGCCGTTGTCCAATATATTTGATAAGCTGGACCAGATCCACCAGTAAAAAAAGCACTTACTGGGGCCCCTTCAAGACCAGAACTTACAGATGTAATTGTTGGTGCAGTTAAAATTGGAGCTTGTTGATTTGCAGATGTAACCACAGATGTAAAGCTATCATCTATATCAGAAGTTGTAATATCTTTCCATAATGTATCTGATATTGAAGTCCAGCTTGCTGCAGAAGTACTTGCTAAAGTTCCATTAAAATATACTCTTAGAACTGATCCTGCAGTCCAGGCAAATGGGCCAACAATTCCTGTTCCTCCATTTAGACCATTTGAGTAGTAACCTGGATTGTCTATGTATGTAGGAACGCTGCTGCCTTTTCTTACTAAATAAACATCGCAATACGGCTGTCCTGTATAAAATTTAATTTGATAATCTAAAGCATTTATTGCAGATCGTACAAGAGGTGACTGGTACCTATATGCTCTAAAATATAAATGATAGTTGCTGCTATCAGAATACTCTTGAAGTCTGTATTGAACTAAATCTTCATTCCATATATTAATATTTCTTCCATTGCCCGCTGTTCCAGCTACGCTTCCGCCATTATCTAAACCTATGTAACCATTAGACCCAACGTATAAAGTATTTCCAAAGGAGAAGGAGTATGTGGTTGTAACGGTTCCAGAGGTTGTATATCCACTTGTTGCTGATCCTCCAGTATTTGTTCCAGTAACCCTAACACGAATTTGTTGATTTAAATCTGCATTAACAATCAAATATGTGTTTTGGTTTATACCATTTAAAGCGGTAGATTGAATAATTGTTCCGTTTGCGTAACTCCATTCATACTCAAAGGTGTCTGGGTATGTATCGTCTGTATTAGTTGTTGTACTTTTCCATGAACCAATTTGTTCAAGTGCTGTCAATGTTGCACCTACTATTGGAGTGCCAGAAAAAGTGTATGGCAGTAAAGATACTGGTGCGTATTTACTTATATATATTTCATTTGATACTGCTATATTATTACCTACAGCATTAGTTGCTGTTACTTGACAGACTACATATTTCCCATTATCGCTAGATGTTGTTACATAAGTACTAGATGTTGCTCCAGATATGTTTGAGTAAGATGTTGGTAAACCTCCACCAGATGGAGGGGTTCCTCTTCTCCATTGTCTAGCATAAGATGTAGGAGTATTAGTCCAGGTTCCCAGGTTTGTATTTGTTAATGTTCCAAATAAGTATCCGCTTCCAGTTATTGTTGGGGGTACGGTATTGCCTGGTATTTTTGCTGCTGCAAAAACTTTTACCCAGCTCCCACTTGTTTTTCTAAATACATTTAAAACCTCAGTCCATGCGCCATTTCTTTTATGAAATATTGATTTGACTTCCGTCCAAGAACCGCTTCTTCTATGAAATACTTTAGGCATTTATATCACGCTGTACTAAAATAAAAATCGCCGTTTTGAGAACTACCTCCGTAGCCTCCAGACAGTTCTGAATTTATTGCAGAGCTTGTTGTTGATGATCCATAATATAATCTTGGCCCTGTCCATTGTCCTCCATCTGGACTTAAGCCCAGGGGTCTGAAGTCATGGTTTCCGCCGCTTGACGCTGTAGTAATTCTAGCAGTAGTGTATGTGCTAACACCTGCTGTAACGTAATAATTTGTCCAAGCAATGCCGCCGCCATCAACAGCATAATTTAAAGTATTGTTCCATATGTATTGATAAAAATTAAATACCGAGCTACCAAAAATAGAACCTTGTGAAATAAACAGTCCGCCTGCAGATAAGTATGCTGCATAATCAGGACTTTGCACCTTAATTGATGCTGAGCTTGATGCAATACCATTAGCTGTCTCTTGTGCCGTAATTGTTCCGTCATATCCTATAGTTACTGAACTGCTAGACCCTACTGCCCTAAAGCTAGTGCCATCTAATGTAATAGAATTTGAACCAGAAATTCTTTGCAGGGTTCCACTGAATATACCACTATCTGCATATATAGTTCCTCTTATAACAGCAGTGCCATTTGGACTAAATGAAAATCCAGGACCAGTATTTCCAGCAATAGTTACGCTTGGGCCAACAATGCCGTTTACAGGATCAATTGTAATTTTTTCAACACCTGATTGAAGCAATGCAATTTTAGGCGTTGCTGGATTTAAAGTTATTGTATTATTGCTTATTGTAGCAGTTAAAGTTGATCCAATACTCCAACCACCAATTGTTCCGCTTAATGCGGTTAACACTCCATTATTTACTGTAAACAATCCATTACTTGAAGAAATATTGCCGCTAGTTGTTACGTTACCAGTAAATGTTCCACTTGCAGCGCTTATGTCTCCGCTAAACGTACCAGAGCCTTTTATTGCAAGCGTACCTGTGGTTCCGCTTGTTAAAAATTCTAATAGTTTGGTGGTTCCGTCTGTTCCATAGATTATAAAAGGAGAAGTGCTGCCAGACAAAACTGCTCTCTGTCCGCCATCTGCTCCTGCTTGTATATAAGCATCTGCTCTTAATATACCAGCATCAATTTCGCTTGCGGGCAATCTTAAAACCGTTACTGGATTATTAGAAGCTGAGACTGCACTACTTAAACTTCCGCTAGCATTTACTGCAACTAGTTTAACATGATATGCAGTTCCATATTGTAATGTTGTCCCAGCCGTTTTGTCTATTACAGATCCGACTCCTATAGAAACTCTGTTAGATCCGTTGGCAAAGTTTAAAGTGTGAACCCAATTGTCTGCAGAAGGAGTAAATCCAGAAGATGTTCCAATGTGAACCTTTGCGCCACTAAATCCTGTAAGCGTTAAATCTGTACCGTCAGATTTTTTGCCGCTCCATTCTACAATTACAGAAGCTAACCCAGCTTTTACGACTGGGGCAAAAGGATCTTGCGGGGCTGTTACCACTAAAGCTGCTGATGGGTCTGTTACATAAACTGTCGTTGGAGTAGAAGCATCTCCATTTATTTTACTAGGAGTTACTGTTAATAATGTAACAACATACGCATTTCCTGGACTTGCCGCTCCTAAAGCTGCAATTGTTTTTACTCCAGCAGATGTAAAAGAATCTACTACAACGGTTCCACTTCCAAATGTGCCTCCAGCTATTCTTATATCAACACGAAGAGCATTTGCAGGGAAAGTAGGCAATTCAACTTTAATAAATCCAGCGCCGCCAGTCACTGTAGCTGTTGGAGCCACAGGCACACTTTCTGTACTTGTATTTACAAATTTTCCTGGAGACCAATCACTTACTGTTCCGTCAGAATACACCCATTGAAATTTAATTGCATAATTTGTATCAATCTTAAGACCAGTAGCCTTAAAATTAAAATAGTTTTTATCGGTATCTGGTTGAGGTACTGTATTTAGATCGGCTGGATTAGACATTAGAACCCTAACTGCAACTTATATTCTACGTCTACTTGTCTACCAGAAGGCTTGGTAATTATGTCTCCTCCAGTTAAAACAGATCTACTAATCATTCCATATGAAGGATCAAATGTGTCCTCGTCATTTATTCTAATTCCATCAAAGTAAACTGATGTTGTTCCGCCGCTTGTTGCAGTTACCTCAACTCCAAGGTTGGTTATACTCTTAAAGTCTGGTGGAGTTGTTGATGTATTTGAAAATAGTGTATTTAAACTTGCAGATTGAATTCTGTCTCCAGTTCCACTTGCTGGAGTAAAATCTACATAACAATATTGTGTCTCAGAGCTATATAGCTTAACACGTATTTTAGAAAGATTTGCATCTATTTTTTTGTAAGCAATAGACAGACTGTCATTTATGCTATACCCAGACAGGTCTAAGGTTCCCGTAGCAGTTTTATATTCTTTTGCTGTGGATAAAGGTGATTGAATTAAAACAGCATTTTCGCCAATTTTAAAAGTATAAGTAGAATCATTTAATGCTATTTGAGGATTAGACCCAGTTGAGTCTTCCCACAAAACATTGTTTTCAAATGATGTAATGAACTTGCTATCAAAGTTATTTATTGAAGTTCTACTTGCTGGATACAAGGCTATCTCAGATACCACTCCTGCCACATCCTGTGGAATAGTTGCAACAAAAACTGCCTTGTAAACGAAGTTTCCGCTTACCTCTGCAATATCTATGCTAGTAAGCTTTACTGGAACTCTATAAAACTCAAACTCAAGCCTAGTATCGTTGCCATCTACGTTGGCTGCAGTATTTCCTATTCCAAGCGCAAGTTCTTTTTCTGAGAAAGAAATATTTCCTGCCAGATAGTTTGTTAAAAATCTTTTACCAAATTTAGTTATCATACTAGTTCAACCTTCGCATTCATTCCTTTTAGAGTTTCCCCGCTTGAATTTTTTACTTTAAAGACCAATGTTACGCTTGGGTTTCCTGCAGCATCATATACAACTGTATTTGAAACAATAGATATATCTGAAACATTTGGAACACCCCTTCTAAACACATCTCCGTCTACTACCTTATCACCATCAGATCCGACATCTCCTTCTCCCTGGACAAGGGTGCCGTCCAGAAGATCGACGTCTTCAGACAGAAGATCTGAACCATTAGACAAGTACAGGGCTGATAGAGAATTTCCTGCTACTAGCCTAACAAGGGACGGATCGGCATCATTAATTTCTGGCGAGTTTGAAAAAAGCGGGAATCTACCAGTAGTCGTAACTCCTGACTTAGAAATTCTTGGATTTTTGGTTACCATATTTTTATTATACCATTTATGCGCTATAAATAGATCTAGCGGTTATGTTGGTAGAGACCCCCTCGTCAAAAGATGTGTTTACATTTGTGACTAGGAATTTCTTAGTCCCGTCTAAATCATTCTTTGGATAATTAATTGTAATTATATCGCCAACCTCTATTGCTGGGTTGCCAAAAACTTCCATATTAACTGACTGCTGCTGCTTAGACCATTGATTTTTAATCCATCCGTATAAAGCCTTTGCGTCTGACTCAGACTGAATCCACATAGATTGAAATGTGGCTGGCTCTAATGGGGTAGACTGGTCTACTGGTTCGGTATATTCGTGCTGGGAGCCATTGTCTACATAGTTTCCTAATACAAAAAATTGTTGTTCGTTTCCTACGGACAATGGAATAAATGAGCTTGCATTATTTATTACAAATATTTCTGCGGTATGATTAGAAAATTTACTTCCCAAAATTGTTGCAAACTTATTTATACCTGTACTTGCATATAAAGGTATGGCGGCAGATTGAGCAAAGTTTGCCTTAACGTGTCTTATTTCTCTAACAGTCTTACCAAACTCTTCTATAAAAGAAACCTTATTGTCTGGAGAATTAAAATTCTGTGCTACCTTTTCTCCAAAGGTAAAGTCTATAGTTGATGAAGAGTACTGTCCGTCATAAATCTTTCTTGAGGATGTGTCTGTAATTTGTGTTGCGCTAACTGGATTTGCATAAACATAGTCAAAGGCTGTCGTGTGCAGTTTAGAAAATAGAGCCATATTAGCAGTTGGAGAAATTATTTTTTTCTTTGGATCAGTAGTATTGGGAGTACTAATATCTACGGCACTAACTTTAAAATTATTTACATAAACATCAATTGCTACAACTCCTGCCGAAGTATCTACTGTAACATCAATATCTAACTTATATAGGGTTGATGTAAGAACTCCGCCTAGCAATCTACCTGAATCTTTATCTTGAGAGTCTTGTAAATATATTCTTTTTGTATTTACAATTTTGTATATTTTTAAAGACTTGTCTTTATCATTTGACTGGCTTTGGTCTGTTTGCAATTCAATATAGTAACCATTTGTGCCAGTAGAATTAGTAAAGAATCCTATTCCACCGCCAGACCTTAAATTAGTCAGAGTGCTGGCAAACAGTATTCCAGCGCCAAAGGAATACTTGGTGTACGAAGTAGAAATTCCTGTATTTTTAATTGCTACGGAATAAGAATTTGTATCCTTGTTTGTGCTAGTAACCTTTAAGTAAGATCTTTGTAGTTCTCTGTTGCCAGAAAAAGCGGTTGAGGTTCCTGTTTTTTCTACTTGAGATACTACGCTATTTGATAAATCTAGAGCTTCTTGCTCCAGTATCTTTGCTAGTTTTGATTTTGTTAACTCGTCTGTGTATGTAGGAGTTGTTGGAGTGGTTGTGCCACTTGTTGAAGAACTTGGAGAAGAAACGCTGGCAGCCTTTGGCATGGTAAATGCCTCATAGATATATTCACCATAAGTGCCAGTCGCATTTGTGCCGCTATGAGCTCGTACTCTTAAATAATATTTTGTTCCAGGAAGCAGCCCAGTTAAAAATACAATGCCGTCTGCGTTTGTAAATGGCCTATGATCAATAGCACTAAATCCGCTAAAATTTCCTGAAGTAGAAGCAACTCCAGAATAACTTCCTGGGGTAGTTGTTGGAGATCCAGCAACTATTGTTGCTTCTGTTGGAGAGGTTACAATAACAGAAACAAATGGGATTGTATAGTTTGCTGGAACTGCAGCAGTTGGAGCAGTGTATCCTCCATTAATCATATACCATTCTGGTAACCAAGGACTCATGTCCACACCACCTCATGTCCGCTCCAAGAGTTAACTATATCTTGTGCGTCAATATAATGATTTAATACGGGTGTATTAAATGCTCCTCGTGTTTTAATTCTGTATCTGCCGCTTGGTTTTAATGTACCCTGTTGGCCTATTCCTAAGTATTTATTGTTGTCTGTTTTACTTACTAAATCAACAAACTGCCTAGTTCCGTTTTGATCATCATACTGAAATTGAACTGCATCATACTCTATAATTTCAGATCCAATAGCAAGATAGCCAGTGTAGTTGTACGCTGTTGTTCCAAGCTCTTCTTCATTAACAACTGCTGGGGTAAGGTTCATATATTGTCCAGCCGTAGCAGTGGTTAAAATATTTTGATTTAAAGTAAATGCTGATAAGAAGTATGTGTCTGAAACCCATGGAGCTTGAGCACTTTGAATATAATTAGATGTTAAAACGCTATTCCAAAATACCTTTACTTGATTTGCTGATGGCAAGTCGTTCTTATTGAAAGAAAGTATGTTAGACAGGTTAGCTCCAGATGTTTCGCTTCTGAAGTCCCAGTTAGATGTTCTTGCCGAATCAAATATCCACTCTCTGCTATAGAACTGAAGCACATTGTTATATCCAAATACGGCAGTCATTTGAGTATCTCTGCATAGCTCTTGCAGGCAATCCCATACAGTTTTATCATTTTCAGTCCACCAGTATGTCGGAGTTATAATAGAAGTGTCTGTTTCTTTAATATTAAAATTATAGTTGGTGAATCCTACTGAATCCAATAGTCTTCTAATGATAGCAGTAGCTGAAAAATTTTGACATAACAATTTAGTTGCTATTGTTTCTTGCAATACTTTGGCTCCGTCTAGAGCATTTAAAGATATATCTCCAAACTCTGAGAATGACCATGTATCTGCATAGAATGTTCCCTGCAGTATTCTGTCATATGCTCCTTGAGAGTCAGATAAGGTACCGCTAGAATTATACAATTTAATGTATGGCTTAATTTCTGTATTTTTGTATAGGTAAATCTTGCTAGCATCAAATGTAAAGGTCTTGTCAAAAGATACGATTTTTCTAGTGGCTTCATATGAAATAAGGCTTAATGATATAGAGTTTGCTGATATCTTGCCAACTGGCATAAGGTCTTCTGAGCTTGTAGATGACTCTTTAGATATATCAAAGGATACCATGTGATCTGTTGCATCTACATACCACTTAGGCGATAGTTCAATTAATCCAACATACTTTCCAGAGACCGCCCCAGTTGTTATTCTAGTACTAGTTAAACTTACGGGGGCAGAAATTGCAGTAGGCTCTGTCTTTACCCATGATGTTCCATTGTAATATATTGTTACAGTTCCAGCATCATAATTTTTTATTACTGTTGTAACTCCATCGACAACTGTAGTCGTTGTAAATGGAACAATATCAGAATTAGTCCCGCTTGCTAAGGCTGTTCCATTTCCGTATATAGTCCAAGTGGTAGGCGTAGAATGTCCTAGTTCAAACTTTGCGACTATCTTATTTGTTAATATAGTCTTAGGATATGTTACAGTTACATCAAGTCCTACTCCCTTTGCAGATACGTAGTACTTGTAAAATGTGTCTGATCCAGGATAATATACTCTAAAGTTTGGGGTATACGTTAAAGACTTTGGGTTCTTCCATCCCGAATCAACATCTCCAGATATAGCGTATTTTAATCCTGCGCCTATTGGTCTAAATGGTTTAACAATAGAATCGACAGGGAATAGTTTTTTAAATGGGGTGTACGAAGCGCCAGAAGAATCTGTCTTTGTTATTGTTGCTCCAGTTACGGTAATACCGTCAATCATAGAGTTCATGCTATATTCAAATATTAAAGATGTGCCATAGGTAACAGATGTATTTTGCTCTATAGTATTCTTAGCGGTTGGGCTTAAAGGAATCATTATACCTCATCCAGCGATAATGAAACGCTCCAGTGGGGTTGCAAGCCTCTCTTAACAACCGTAAAATCACATGATGAAAAGACTACAGTGTAGGCTTCATATCCAGATGTTGATTGATCTGATCCTGTCTTAGCAAGGTTGACTCTGATATTAAAACTTTGTTTGCCTTCATCTCCAAGGTAGAAGGATCTTAGGTCTTCCGCTCCCCATCCGCCGTCAACTGTAAGGGTTCTGTATGAAGGAAGCATGTCCCATGATAGCTGAAACTTCTTCTTATCTGCAATGTGGTTTTTACGAAGGGTTCCATTTGATGTTCGAACAACTTTTTCAATTCGCTCTGTGCTTATCTGAAAAGCACTTCTATTGTGCTCTGTAACCTTATTCCAAGTCTTAGTCGTTCCAGCGGGTGTGGCCCCAAGATCCTTAGCCTCAATATATAAAATTGAGCCTCTAGGTAAATTTACAACTGGTTGCGGCATTAGTAATTACCTCCCAAGTTTCTGACTCTTCCTTCTTTGGCACCAATTAGCGCCAGCTCTGATTTGAACTTTCTCATTATATCATCTGCAGTCACATTTGTGCCATTTAAATCTATATCAATATTATAAACAATATTGTTTGAAGAAGCATTGCTCGTGCTGTTAACTCCGCTAATTGATCCGCTTGGAATATTATAAGATCCATTCATTCTGTCAAGCAGAGGGATTCCAAATTTTTGGGTTGCTGCTGCATTTAAAACATACTCACCATTTGAAAGCATGGCTGGAATTGAATCAGATGTAGAAGTCCCAGGACCCCAAACTCCGCCCATTGACCCATCTACATAATTTCTAACGGGCCCGCCCATTGAAAGCTTTGTGCCATACTTTTTTGCAATTTCTTTAAATCGTTTCGGATCCATGTTTTCAAATACTTTAACACCTGATTCATCCATAATGTATCTAGCTTGTCCTGGAGGGGTGTAAAGTCTTCCAGGCTTATTGCTTACGGCATCTCCATATGATCCCCATGAACCAGAATAAGTAGAATCTGTTTGGCCAGGTCTTCCACCTCTTGCTCCAGGAACAGCAGGACCAGGTGATGACATTGGGGTGGGCTTTGCTGCACCAGGAAACGCCTTTGCCATAATTCCATATATATCAGACAAAGTTTTTTTATCTTTGCCCATTAAATCTAATGCAAATTTTTGTAGGTTTGAGCCGATATCTGAAAACAATGTATCTGCTCCAGTTCCAGGAAGAACTCCATCTTTCATAAATAAAGCTTGCTTATCTATTGTTTGGGGAACGAACATTCCTTTTTTATCTTTTTTAAAATTACCTTTATCATCTTTTTGCAAGAACTTACCGTATGCGTCTAGTACATTTTTATCTTTAGAAGCATTTTCTGCTATTTTTCTTAAAACATTGTTAGCTGCTAATTCATAAGCCTCTTTGTTTTCTTTTGTGGGAGTCGCCTCAAATGCCTTTTTTAATGCCGAGGCTTTTGTAATCTCTTCTCCAATAGTCCTAACTAAAGATGCTGATGCGCCAATTTTGTCTGCTGTTGCTCCAGCTCCAGAAACGCCTTCCATCTTCTTGTCTCTTTTTGCATTTTCAGCGTCAATTTTTGCATTAATAGACTCTTCTTTCTTTTTTTCATTTTCATTTATTTTAGCTATTGCCGCCTCTACGCTTTGTTCTTTTTGTATTTGCTGTATTTTAATTTGACTCATAGCTATGGCTTCATTATCTCCACGAGCAACAGCACTTTGTAATTCTAATTTAGCTTTTTGTAATTCAAGCTCCGCATTTTCCTTGTTAAAAGAATCATTTAGTGCTTTTCTTTTAGCGTCTGCTAATTTCTTTACTTCTTTTAATTCATCCTGAAGAGCTTTTATTTTTGTTTTACTATACTTTTCAACTGATTTTGCTCCGTTTTCAGAAAAAGATCTTTGAGCTTTTTCTTTTGTAGAAAGAGTATCTAATACTTTAGCAGCATCATTTAGACCATCAACTCCGCCGCCTAATGTTAATGCAGCATCTGCAGCCGCATCCATGGCATCATAGAATCCAGCTAACAGTTCGGCTTGTTCTGATGTAATCTTTTTTAAATCTAAATAAACGTTTTCAGTATGAACTCTCCATTTAGCAATCATTCCGCCTATGGTATCTGATGAATTTAATATGTTTGCAAACTCTGGTCTTTGGGACTGCAAAACCTTAAGAGTGTCTTTTCCTATTTGATTATTTTTTACTCCAGAAGCAACAATTTGTTCATATTGCATAGCTATTGCTTTTTGTTCATCAATTATATTTCCGCTTGCGTCTTTAGTTCCTACCAAAGACTTGACTATATTGTCTAAGGATGAAATTGCTGTATCTAGATTTGAAGCAAATGCTGAGGGGTCAATATCATTTATATTTTTAATATTTGTTGCTAAATTTTTTAATATGTAGTCTGCAGCCTGAGATTGATCAGTAATTCCAGCAAACAATTTACTTGAAATTGCTCCCACTCCCTGACCAGCTTTATCAGAAGCTTCAATCAATGCATAAATTAAATTAGTTGATTCCTCTACAGACTTACCACTAGATATCATTTGAGCCTTAAGATTAGCCGCCCAATCATTTACCTTTGAAGAGTCTATGTTATTAAGGATTGCTAATGTGTCTGGCATATCTGTTTTAACACGTTCTTTTAATTCTTTTAATTGTTTAATAGTAAGTGTTAATCCGCCACCTGCCATAGAATAAGATTCAAAGTAGGCTTTAGCCTTATCTGCTGCAAGCTTCTGTTCTTCTTTTAATGCCTTCATTTTATCTGTTACAGAGGTATAGCTAATTCCTAATTCTTTTGCACCCTTTTCAGACATACCATAAAGAGCTGTTTGTTCTTTTCTAGTATCTTCTATTCCTTTTCTCCAGAATTTAAATACTTGCACTAATGCAGTAATTCCTAATACGGCTAATCCAACTGGTCCTGTAAAGAATTTAACTGCTGTTCCAGCAACTCTAAATATTGTTCCAGCGATAGAACCAAATGTTTTTGCTAATGCTGTTACTTTAGTCAATCCGCCCATAACGCTCTTAAGTCCACTAAGCATAGGAAGAAATTGCATAGCCATACCAGCAGAATTCATTACCGTGCCAGCAGTTCCACCAACTGCACTTCCTGCCATTGATAGACCCATGCCACCCATAAACATTCCAGTAGAGCCCATTGCGCTCATTCCGCCACCGCCTGATGGCTTATTTCTAGCGGCCTGGAATCCTGAAGAGAATGAAGGTTTTACTGGACCGTCAGAGCCATCTTCCATATACTGAACATTTGGAACCATGCCTCCATTAGCCATTCTTATTCTACCTCTAGAAAAAACAAAAGGTAGCGCTCTTGAAATAGATCTAGTTATACCAGCTGCACCAATTCTATTAAGAAGAGGACCTGGGGTAGATCCGTGAACCATTGTTGTTGATGAATTTCCTTGTAATTTAGAAATTTTAACTTTAGATCCATCTAATGCATTTAAAGATAAAACCCTTGCGGTTGTGCCACTTCGACGAGCACCTGGTGCAGCAACTGCTGTATGACCACCAATTGAAGAAGAAAATTGTTCCCATAAATTCATTAAGTTTGCATTGTGTCCGAACTTGGCTTTTAGTACAGCATTTGAAGCTCCATAAAAAGGATTAGACTTGTCGCTTAAAATTGCTTTGCTTTTTATAGTTCTTTCATAAAAATTATGGATGTCGTTAGATGCCATTCTTGCATCAGCTTTAGTTATTTGTCCTTGCTCTGCAAGCTCATAAAGAAATTGCTCTGTAGTGCTTCTGTACGGACTTGTTCTTGCAGCAATACCTGCTAACATTACTTCTGCTGGTAATTGTTTTCCAGGAACATCAGCTTCTAAAGCTTTATTAATCATTTCTCTGGTAATCATTCCGTCCTTAGCAAGCCTAGGGTACTTGTCAACAATTGCTGGATCTGTTATGTTACCAACATATAAACCAGAAGTTCCTTTTATTTCATACGAAGGTTTTGAACCTCTAAATGATGGATCTATAGATTTTACTTCAGAACCACTCATTCTTGTTCTTGGGACTTGAACTGTTTCTGTTTCTGGTCCACGAATATAACCCTCATTCATTTGTTTCAAAATTGGTAGTGTCTCTGGAGTTACGGAACTGGCTTTAACAACAAACTCTCCAGGAGTAAGCATTGCTGGAACCGTATCTGTTCCCATTGGAGCAAACTCTGGTCCTTCGCTACCCTTTTTCCTATAAACCATTCCACCACTAGCCATTCTTCTAGGCTTGGTTGTTTCAATATTATATCCTGCGCCAGAAGTTCTTACTCCTAGTGTGCCAGCAATTTTATTTATAAAATCTCTTGTTTTGCCCTTTTTAAATAACTCTCTCATATTAGACTTGCCAGTAGGGTCAACAACTGGCTGATTTAATGTAGGAACCATTGTTGGGTTTATTGTTCTGCCCATAGCAGTTGCTTGTGCCTGAACTGTAGCAGCAATTAATCTTTCTGTTTCTAAATTTAATGCAACAATTTTAGCTCTAGCCGCATCTAGGTTTATTTTACCTGCACGAAGTTCTGCAACGATTAGGCTAGACTCTACTGCAGCATTTTTTGTTAACACGCTAACTGCTGGAAGAATGTCATCAAACTGCATCATAAATTCTTTGCTTACTGTGCCCGTTGCTGCAATTGTTTTCTTTAGATTTTCAATTTCTGCCTTTGATTGCATTCCCAGTGTAGCCATCATTGAATGCCATCTAGCGGCTTCTCCAGAAACTATACCAGTAGACACACCCTTAACTGTTGTAAGCCCAGGAACATTTGGCAAAGCATCGTCCATATAAATTTGTGGATTTTGACCAATTCTTTGATTTACTGGAATTGATCCTGGAACCATACCAAACATAGTCTGCTGTAGTCTTTGCGCTTCTGTCATTCCAGATCTTGGAACCATATGAGAACTTGCTCGTGTTCCCATTGTTCCTGCTAATGGATTATTTGGATCTACTACTCTTGAACCACCTGCCGCCATAACAAGGTTTCCAGCCATTGTTGATACTGCTGGATTAACACTCATAGCACCAGATTTGGCTTTTGCTTCTAGTATTGAAAATTCATCAATTAAGTTTCCTAGTGCTTGTTTTAATACTGCTGCTGCTTTAGCATCGCTGTAAAATGATTGTTCAACTAGCTTACCTGCTTTTTCTGCAGCAAGCATCTCTGGAGTTAAGTACTTCCATCCTTCATTACCCTTAAAGAAAGATTTTAGATGAAATACACCCTTTAATATATATCCAAAGAAGTTTGCAAGAACACCAGTTAACATAATTACTGGACCAATTACTGCTGTAAATCCGCCTGCCAATGCTAGTACTTGTTTTACGGGGCCTGGTAAATTATTTGCAAATTGAACAACTTTATCAATTACTTGAATAAGCACAGTGTTAATTGTTAAGAATTGTTCTCCGACCTCAGCCAAAGATGCCCTTAAACTTTCTATCGCTCTACGATATTTACCAGATGCTGATTCTGTTACTGCTGATAATTCTCGACCAGCTACTGCCGCCAAATCTTCTGAAGATGCCTTCATTAGATCAAGTACTTGTAGGGTCTGGCTTCCTTGTCTTCCTAGATTCTCAAACAAAGCATTTAGTCTAGCAAACTGGAACTTACCAAACAACTGCTCAATTGCCTGTTGTTTTTGAAGTGGGTCTAAATTATCTAACGCTGCTTGTAGCGTCATTAATGTTCCAGTTAAATCTCCAGCGTTATTATTTACAATTCCTAAAAGGTCTATTCCTAAAGTTTGAAATTTACCTACTGCAACATCTGTTGGGTTAATTAAAGATGCGAGTGCTGACTTTAAAGCGTTTGCTCCTTCAGATGCATTAATACCACCTTCACGCATAGCAGTTAGGTATAAGGCAAGATCTTGTACGCTTCCGCCAAGTCCCTTAATTACTGGACCAGCCTTTGGAATTGCTTCTACTAAATCGTTAAGAGTTGTTGAGGTTTGGTTTTCAACTGCGTTAAGAAAGTTAATTGATTCTGAAAGTTCATCTGTATTTTGCTTAAATGCTGATTGAATTGCAAGGGTGGCCTTCATGGCTTCTTGTCTATCTACTTCACCGAGAACCGCAAGTCTGGTTGTTTCTTTAATTGAACCCAGTAACTCGTCTCCAGTTTTACCAGTTGCTGCAATATCCGCTGCGAGGCCGATTGTTTCTTTAAATGAAACACCCATAGCTGAAGATATTTCTTTTGCTGTTTTCGCTACATCGTCTCTAACTTTACCCAGTTCTGCCGCTGATGTTCCTGCAACATCTCCATACACCTTAGTTAAACGAACTAATTCCTGATCTGCTTCTCTAAATGCTTTAGCAGCCTGTGCTCCAAATGCTACGAGTGGTACTGTTAAACCAACTGTTAACTGACGACCTGCCCACTGAGTATTCTTACCCCAGTTAATAAGTTGTCCAGCGCCATCCTGGATTACCTTATTCATGATTTGAAGCTCTTGTCTTGCTATGGCGGTTTTATTTTTTACTTCATCTAGCCCTCTTGGAACATGCACATTGAACTGCATAAGTCCTTGTGCGTTTCTGCCTAGCGGTTGTAACACTGCGTTCTGTAAGGCTACTTGCTGTTTTGCTAAATCTCTTATAAGTCCGCCAGATGTTCTTGCTTGATCTCTAAATGTATTAAAGTATTGATTTAACTTTAATTTTCCACCGTCAAGATTTTTACCAAACTTTTCAACATCTGATTGAAGGCTTACAAAGTGTGTGGAGTATTGACCAGTGCTTCTAAGGGTATCAGAAAACGAACGATTCATTACGGCAATTTGATTTGCCAGCATCTTATTTGAGCTAGCTAATTCTTGCTGTAATTTCGATAGGCTTGCAGTAACCCTATGCACATCGGCAATAAGAGCTGAGAAGTCGGCATTAGCGACTATTCGTGTACTGATTGTTTCGTCAGCCATTTGTATTCAGGTTACTCCTTAATGTATCCTAGTCCTTCTCCAATTCCGAATCCAGCCTGAGCTGCGAATCTTCCTTGCAGTGAAACAACATCGTTGGGATTAGCATGTATTCCTGCTGCTCTCAACTCTATCTCTTCAAAACTAGAACCCTTGTTACTGTTTTCTTCAAACTCCCCTATATCTACTCCCTTTAAAGATGCAACGAACTTTCTATCTCCGTGTTCCTTTTTCTTTAAAGCCTGGAAAGTATTTATAAGCTCTGGCATTGATAAGTTTTCTTCAAGTTCATCGTAATTCTTCCAATGTCCTAAAAGAAAAAGTTCTCCTTCTAAAGCGGCTAAATCTAGTTCTGCCCAGCCAGAACCGCTGCCGCTAGAAGGTTTGGGTCGTCAAGTTTAATTCCTCCGCAAACTTCAAGTATGCGATTCATTGTTGGAACATCGATTGCATCTTCAAATGCTTCTCTGTCTGCTACTAATTCTGGTAGCTGTTTTTCTAGTGCAATTGCACAAGCGTCAATAAGGATGTTTAGTGTTTCATCCTCTGTCTGAGACTCCCCAGTTTTCTTAATTGCGATCATGAACTTACGAAGTTCTTTAATTGAAAGTGGCTTAAGCTTTACGGTCTGCCCGTTTTGTAGCTGTACCTCTTCTACGTCATATACTGTTGTTGCCAATTTAGGTCCTCCTAGGATCTATTCATAATCATTATACTAAAAAGAATATACTAATACAAACGTAAAACCCCCAATAAATTGGGGGTTTTACTGAATAGCTAATAAATTAAATCTATTATGCTACCAAGACACGGTCAATAATCTTACCGTATTCAGAGCCTGCATAGCTGGCGTCTGGTAGAAGACGGAATGTTACTGGGAATGTGGTTGGAGTTGTACGAGCAAGTGAGAATTGTGACTGTTGTACTGACAATACACGACGTGCATAATATACACGCTCAGATGTTGTTGAGGTTGCTGTTGGAGCCTGTCCAACTGCAATTAACTGACGCTCTGTTGGAGCTGCACCAAGTGCACCTGCCTCTAGACCGAGTTCCTTCTTATTTTGTGCTCCAGTCAAACCATTGTCTGAAAGAGTCGATGCTGCCTGTCCGAATACTGCTGCGATGTTCTCGAGAGTACCTTCTGACATTTCTGTTGCGATCATAACTTCCATCGCAGACTTGAACAACTTAGCTGTATCAAGCAACTGATCTACAGTTACTGAATCATATGTTGGGTTGTATGTAATTTGAAGACCATTGTTAGTAAAACCAACGTTACGGTATCCAAATAGTCCTGCTGTTTGGTTTACGTTATTTAGCGTAGTTGTATATGATACGCCTGATGCAAATGCTGGGACTCCTACTGTTCCTGAGCCTGATGCAATTGCTACGCCTGCTTCTGCGTTTGCGATGTAATCTGCGTCGTTTACGTCAATAGATGACAAGAACAACGGAGATGCACCAACGAGAATATTTTTAGCATTACCTACGGATTGTGCCATAGTTTTGTTACCTCCTATATTTTAATATATATATATTTTAAAATCTTAAATCGAAGCTGGCTAGGCTTCTTTCCTCTTAGGATAAGTTTATTCCATAATAGGTAAAAAGGCAAACCCTCAGAGGAACCTGCCCGTATCGTCTGTAATTCGAGAATACTTGATTTCTAGTATAACCTCTGCTGAAAAGAATCCTTGAAGTTCTTCTGACGGGGCGGTTGGAGAGATATCTGCTATCCATATGCTATGGAATTTAAATTTATCTGACAGATCTGACCATTTGTTTATGTCTCTGGCAGACTCATCCATCCTTCTGAATTCATCAGTCATATAGTTTCGAATCTCATTTATATCCGCCACCGATGTTGAATATAGGGTAAACAGGATTTGCTCACAGCATATTAACCAGTTGTCCTCGTATGACATTCCTATCTTGTCATAGACTATATGCTTCTTGCCGCTTAAGAATTGATTCATTTCCGCCGCTTGTTGAACTGGGATAATTGGGACAATGTTCTCATTTAGATTGTCTGACCAATACTCTTCTTCGTCAAATATATTACGGGTATATAGTTCTTTCCATAGATACTTGCGAAGCTCTAGCATTGCATCTAATTTATAATTAGCCGTCACATTGCACCTCCAAATGATGCTACTAATGCGGCATCTGCTTGAGACCTAATAAGATTTGGAGAAAAGGAATATTGAACTTTCTTGATATTAGAAGGAACTCTAAGTGCTTTTGTAATACTTGAGTTAAATATTCTCTGAAAGCCAGACTTCTTAATTGATTCATTTACTAGTCTTCCACTAAAAAATCTTGAGTGTGCCAGAGTAAATTGATTTGTAGCGCCTGATCCTCCAGGCCGTCTAACCGTTACAGATTTACCTTTTGGCATAAAAACAGTTTCTCCATCAATTTCAAAAACTAAACGTTCTGCATTTTTAGGCCTAATAACTAAAGGCTTACCAGCCTCCATCACAGAAGCTTTATTTGCAAACATGTGTCTACGTCTTCCACCTGAAGAAGGCACCATAGATCTTGAAGGTATAAATTCATAATTTAGTCTAAACGATAATCCGTCTTCTGAAATTTTATTTAACTTAAAAAGCCTTGCAGTTTTATTTCCAGACTTCTTCCATTCATACACATGATGCAACGACTTTGGTTTTGACCTTGCTAATGCATCTACATAATTTCCAAAATCTGTGTTTATCTGATCAAAGATAGTTTTTGTGAACAATGCCCTAAATTGAGCATTGGTTGTAAGTTTAGATATTACTGCTGCCTCATAATATACAAATGCTGATATCTGAGCTACTGTGCTATCTTTTAAAGGTCCGCTTTGATTTGCGTACATCATTCTTTCGAGTCCGCTTGCTGCTTGAACCAGTAGTCCGCTATTGTCCAATTTGCTGGTTCTCCGATCTCTTCATAGATGAGTTGTATGCAATCACACGGCCAAATGGGTCTGTGACTGGAGTTGTTCCCATGACTTCAAATACTGTAGGGGTTTCATTTGGGTAGTTAATTTCATTCCAAATAGTGTTACCTTCGGAGTCTCTGATGTTTGTAACTTTTTCTCTAGCAGTTAACTTTTCTGATGTTCTAACTTGAACAACTTGATCGTTTAAATACTTATTTGAAAATATCTGTTTATCGCTAGAGCGGGTAGTAGCAGAGTTACTAATAACTCCTTTAACGTGGCAGGGAACGGTCTTATAAAAATTCCATTCTCTAACTATTGCGCCTGTATCAGGATCTTGAATCTCAGACTGTCTATATACATCTAAGTTCATAGACAAGACAGAGTCTACGATGCTATTCATTATATAATCTCTGCTTTAGCTGTTAAGACGTAATCTGCTAATAGGTTGTCTGCATATGCATTACCTGTTCCAGTGTAGGCATCTCCTGTATATTCAAAGTCCCAGTCAAATGTAGATATGTTCTTTACGTATTTGTTTCTCCACATTGTATCCTTAGAGAAGTAGTCTTTCATTAATTCTGCTGCCGCTTGTTCTACATTCTCAGGAACAGAGTCCCATCCAAATCTTGCTTGAACTTTATAAGGAATACCAGACTGGAATATTCCAGAGTAATCATGAATGCTTGGAGGCACCATTCCGTTTGCGATATAGACAGCGTTGTCTAGTGTGCTAGACCTGTCAACTCTAAGACCAAATTTTGTTTCAGATATATTTACTGCTAATCCCCAGTTGTTGACTGCTGGGTTAGACAAATTATCTATAAGTAAAATATCTTTTACAAATAGCTTTTGCAAAGAGTTGATCTTGGCGGGAAGTGGTAGAGTATCTGACTCATATCCGTATACAACATACACGTCATCATATAGATAAAAGTACTGTCCTGTATAACCTTCAATTTGTTTACGAGCATATTTTTCTGCTTTAATTAAATCTGAATATGATTTATATCCTGGGTCAGATGAATCTGATGCAAATCCCATATCTTGAATATGGTTAAAATCAACATAAGGGGTTATAACAAACACATCTTCTGTTTTAACAACAGATGTTCCATCAACGGCATATTCCCACTTTAATCTCAATGTTCTATTTCTATCTGTATAGGCATAGGGCACATTAACGGTATATGTTCCTGGATTATTTTCATCCAGCGTTGAAGTAATAGTTGTCAAAAGTGTGGTTGGAAGAACGGCAGGACTTACTGCTGGATCATTTGTCACATCATAAATTTTGACAATTGGTGCAGAGGTTGCGCTTGCAACGTCTCCATTCCAGAACACCTTATGCGTTACTGGAGATTGTGAACCTACTAATATCTCTGCCATTTAAAAGGCTAGACTAGTTGTAATACTCCTGGACTTCCCTTGGAGTTGCTAATCTAAAGCCCTCCTCCTTATCAAAAATTGCTTGCGCTGTCTCACTACTAACTGCAATAAATGGGTGCTCTTTTGTGAACGTAAATCCCATAATATCATACCTAAAGTTATCTCTAGTCATTCTTACTAATACTGTGTTTTCTGGCTGTTCCGCCTTTGGATCAAACTTAGGCAAGATTTCTACTGACATATCTTCTTCTTCCATCTTATCCAAGGTCTTGTTATATACAGACCAAGTTACGCCTTCTTCTGCGAGGGCGGCAATAATATCGGCCTTACTTTTTAGACCATCTGTATCAACTGCAAAGTCTTCTGCAATCTTTTTTACTTCAGATACTTTTAATGTCTCAAATGACATATATATCTCCTATTTCTACTCTAAACAATTATAGCATTACTAAATTAAAATGAAAAGCCCCCCAAAAATTAATTTAGGGGGCTTTTAGCAGATCTAAATCCTATTTATTAGGAAGCGACCTTAACGTCTTTAACAACTACCCATGCGTCTGCCTGCTCGATTTGAACGCCAACACGAGTATACATTGTGTACTCGATTGAGTCCTTACGTGGCTGGAAGAAACGATAAACAGTTACATCACGCTTGATACCAATAACTACGTTATTTGGGAATGTCAAGTGGATATCTCCGTGATCGCCAGTCTGGCCTGAATATGTACCATCCTGTGCTTCTTTTAGCATAGGAACTTCAACAATTGGAATACCAAATGCGAATGGTGCTACGTATCCTGCTGGACCACCAAGTCCTGGAGTTGCTCCACGGATAACGCCTGATGCGATATCTTGTGGGATTGTCTGGTTTGTTCCAATGCTGTTAGCATATAGGAAGTCCTGGATTAGGTTTGAACCTACCAAGAAGCGTAGATCACCACGGCGTTGCTTGTACTTACGTGGAAGTGCCTTTAGAGCCTTATTGAAAAGCTCACGAGATACTCCTGCGCCTGCACCTGCTACAACGTGACCGCTAGCCTTTGCCTTCTTTACAATACCATCAAATGACTTGTACAGGGCATCGCCTGTTAGTGATGTATCTCCGTTAAGGACTACATCTTCAATGTCGTTACCTGCTTGTGTTGCCATCAAGCGAGCAATGTGATCTTCTAGATCTGGACCTTCAATATTGTCTTCTAGAGACTCAGTTGAAAGCTCCCAATTCAAACGAAGCTTCTTTGTTGTAAGAGAGATCTTTGAGAAAGTAACTGCTGCGTTTGCACCAGTTGCATCTCCTTCTGTTGCGAGAGACATAAGCTTCTCACCAACGGACATACGATCAATCTCTGATGTATCGCTTCTCATTCTGACTGTACGGGCGACTTTTCCAATTACGGTTGCGTCGAACATATAATCTAAAAAGCGGGCTGATTGTTCTGCATTTAGAAGACCACCGTTGCCAGCTTCGCTAGCTACGTGAACTCCTGCTCCACCTGTGGTAGAAGCAAAGGTACCTGTAGCAGTTGTGCCTGCTTCGATTGCCTTTTGTAATGTTTCGTTACTCATATTATATTTCACCTACCTTATTTAATTAATTCTGTTACGGAACCGAGGAAAGAACCGTTCCACTTTGATTTTTTGATTGTTACTTCCTGAGACCCGCCAAGGTCTGAGGACTTCTTAATTGCAGTCTCTGATTCTACTGCATCGACACGCTTCTCTACGCCATCAATCGTGTTCTTGATATCTTCTACAGCCTTTGAAAGTGCTGTATGTTGTTCTGCCAATTCTGAAATACGACCATCAACGCTCTTGCTGAATGTTTCAACTGTATCTTTGATAAGTG